ACTCCATCCATTCTCACTCCTCTCATTCTGCCAGGCATATTGCTTTGCGTTCTGCGAATGTGGCAAAAGTGACAAGCGAAACGGGGACGGGGAGGGGGGATTGCAAACATGGCTGACGGGGGGTGCCACCCAGACACAAAAAAGGAGTATTTTGGAATTACGTTAAGTATCTGTTTCCTTTAGTTATATTGTAGGTATTTTTATTCCATTAAGTTCTAAGGTATAACTAACCCGCCCCCTATTTGTGGGGTACGCTGGGGATTCTGGGGATTCTGGATTTTTTTTAGGAAAAAGATAGATCGCAGTCTTGTTTAACTAAAGGTATATATATAGGATAGGGAGGGTAGGAGGGCAAATAGCCCTTCTTTTTTTGGAGAATAGACATGGAAAAGAAAGATCACACGGTTACCTATACACCTACGGAATACTATTCGATGTGCGAAACGTCGAAGAAGCGTGTTAAGGAAATGCAGGAGCGTGGCATTCCTACTAAGTACGACCCTAAAGAGAATCCAGAAGAGGTAGGTCAGATGGATTCGTTCGGCTTTGTGATGATTAAGTAATCAGCATGGAAGAAACGCACGTTCAACGAAGAAAGCGCGAGATAAAGCAGCGTAAACAGGAGTCAGGGAGGCCATCCAAAAAGGATATAGTCTCTAATTCGCCTGGGGGAAGGGGTAAAGTAGGTCGTCCAAAGGGTGATGCAACTATAATTAACGAGTATAAGGCTCGTATGCTGGCATCCCCTAAGTCCAAACGGGTACTAGATACCATATTCGATGCAGCGTTAGACCACGATCACAAGAATCAGGCGGCAGCATGGAAGTTAGTTATGGATCGTATACTACCTGTGGCGGCCTTTGAGAAAGAGGTGGTACAAAACGGCGGTAAATCCGCTATTCAAATCAACATAACGGGCGTGGGTACAGCTGAGGTCAAAGACATTGATCCGACTACTATCCAACCTACGGTAATTGACGGGGACAACGGTGAAATACTTTAGGCTAGAGGAGTTTGACTGCACTCATACCAACCGAAATGAGATGGATGAGGCGTTTTTAGAGAAATTAGACGAGCTGCGCGAAAAATGCGGCTTTCCGTTTAAGATTACGTCAGGCTATCGTGATCCTTCGCACCCCGTGGAGTCCCGGAAACAGTTTCCCGGCGTTCACACGTACGGGATTGCGGCCGATATTGCGGTAAGCAACGGTAAAGACCGCATGAATCTCGTGCATGAAGCGTTAAAAATGGGATTTGGTGGTATTGGGGTAGCCAGATCGTTCGTTCACGTAGATACTCGTGACACAACTCAGGTTATGTGGACGTATTCATGAAGTTTTCTCACGGCGATGCACTAACGGCAGGCTCTGCTAACACAATATTAGACGTGCCTGCTGGCTATGATGCTATTGTTACCTACTTATTTATCTCCAATACGACGGGTAGTAGTAAGAGCATTGATGCTCGCTGGGTGCATAACAGTGTCAACATAGATTTTTTAGCAGGAAAGAACGTAGGCAGTGGTGAGTTTCTAGAGTTTGGCGGGCAGTTCGGTGAATTTCTTGTTGCAAAAGAAGGAGATACGCTAACACTAACGCCAGAGGCTGCGTCTACATTCGTTAGCATTCTTTCGTTTGAGTTAGTACCAGCAACACCGAGGCTAAACTTCTAATATGGTTATTGTTCTCGGGGCAGATTGGTGCGCCGGTTGCAAAGCAGTTCGCACTAAGCTGGCTAAATGCGACATAGAACACAGATATGTAAAAATCCCGCCCGGACAAGCCGGATGGGATATGGTTGAATCACTAACAGGCCGTCGTGCAGTGCCGGCAGTTATGTATAAGTTTGGTTCTCCTGTTGAGCTAAACGATTTGTTGCGGCAAGCAGGGGCATCTGAGCGAGAACTAACAGAAGAAGAGTTAGACGAATTTGACTAAATCACCTAAAGGGAAGTTAAAGGAATTTGACTGATTTAAATATTGAGCTTTTGCCTTGGCAGCAAAGTGTATGGGCAGACAATACTCGATTTAAAATTGTTGCAGCAGGCCGACGAACGGGTAAGTCGCGTCTTGCTGCGTGGATGCTAATTGTTAATGCGCTACAGGCGGACAAAGGCCATGTATTTTACGTCGCACCTACTCAAGGACAAGCCAGAGACATCATGTGGCAAACCCTCATGGAACTGGGGCATCCTGTTATTGCTGGTAGTCACATTAATAATTTGCAAATCAAGCTGGTCAACGGAGCGACCATCAACCTTAAAGGCGCTGACAGGCCAGAAACAATGCGAGGCGTTAGTCTCAAGTTTTTAGTGCTAGATGAGTACGCAGATATGAAACCTGACGTATTCGAGCAGATTTTAAGACCTGCATTGGCCGACCAAGAAGGCGGCGCAATGTTTATTGGGACACCGATGGGAAGAAACCATTTCTACGAACTGTATAAATATGCGGAGTTTGGAGATGATAAAACGTACAAGGCATGGCACTTTACTTCTTACGACAATCCTATTCTTAAACGGAGTGAAATCGACATTGCTAAGAAGTCTATGTCTTCTTATGCGTTTCGTCAGGAATTTATGGCGTCGTTTGAAGCCCGTGGTTCAGAGATGTTTAAGGAAGACTGGGTACGCTTTAGTGAGGATGAGCCGGATGTAGGCGATTACTACATTGCTGTCGACTTAGCAGGCTTTGAAGAGGTCAATAAGAAAAGAACAAAGAATACAAAACTGGATGATACTGCGATTGCCGTTGTTAAAGTTAGTGAGCATGGCTGGTTTGTTGATAATATTATCTACGGACGCTGGAGCCTTGACGAAACGGCAGCCAAAATTTTTCAGGCCGTCAGAGACTATCGTCCCGTTAGTGTGGGTATCGAAAGAGGGATTGCAAAGCAAGCTGTAATGTCTCCACTGGCTGATTTGCAAAAAAGATATGGTAATTTTTTTAGAGTTGAAGAATTAAGTCACGGAAACAAGAAAAAAACAGATAGAATTATGTGGGCGTTACAAGGGCGGTTTGAAAACGGCTTTATCACGCTTAACAAGGGAGAGTGGAACTCACGATTCCTTGACCAACTGTTTCAGTTCCCTGATTCTTTAACACACGATGACTTAGTCGATGCTTTAGCGTACATTGACCAACTAGCTAATGTCGCTTATGACTATGAATACGAAATTGAAGACCACCAAATACTAGATGTGGTAGCAGGGTACTGATATGACCGAATTATATGAAGAAGATCCGATTTTAATTGAGCAATCTATCGAAGATTGGGTCATCGTTAAGTGCGAGGATTGGCGTGACTACTATGAGTCAAATTACGAAGCGCGTTTTGAAGAATATTACCGACTATGGCGAGGGATATGGGATCCTGCTGATAGCGCTCGTAGCTCTGAGCGTTCCCGCATCATCTCTCCTGCACTTCAGCAGGCCGTTGAGTCTAATGTAGCCGAACTTGAAGAGGCAACCTTTGGTCGCGGCAAGTGGTTTGATGTTTCTGACAACATGGGCGACACCGAACCGCAAGATGTACAGTTTTTACGCAACAAACTAACCGAAGACTTTGAGGACTGCATGGTACGTAAGGCCGTTGCAGAATGCCTTATTAACTCTGCGGTATTTGGTACGGGCATCGGTGAAATTGTCATCGAAGAAATGAAGGAAATGGTGCCTTCTACCCAGCCAATCATGGATGGAGACCTGCAGGCAGTAGGCATTAACATCACTGATCGCGTAAAAGTAAAACTAAAGCCTGTTTTGCCGCAGAACTTTCTAATAGACCCCGTTGCAACCAGCGTTGATGAAGCACTTGGGGTCTGCATTGATGAGTTTGTTAGCCGACACTCCGTTGAGTTGATGCAGGAGCAGGGCATATATCGTGAAGGATATATCGGATACGCAGCTCCTGACACAGATCTTGAGCCAGACCAAGACATCACCATTTATAACGACGACAAAATCCGCCTAACCAAGTATTACGGCCTTGTTCCTCGTGAGCTGCTTAATTCTGCCTTAGAAGATGTAGGTGAAGATAAGACAGAAGAAGATACGAAGTACGTTGAAGCAATTGTTGTCATTGCAAATGGCGGAATTTTGTTAAAAGCAGAGGCCAATCCGTACATGATGCAAGATCGGCCTGTTGTTGCCTTCCCTTGGGACGTAGTGCCTGGTCGATTCTGGGGCAGAGGCGTATGTGAAAAGGGCTATAACTCGCAAAAAGCACTAGATACTGAGCTTCGCGCTCGTATTGACGCACTAAGTCTGACTATTCACCCCATGATGGCTATTGATGCCACTCGTTTGCCTCGCGGCGCAAAGCCAGAGATACGACCTGGCAAGATGATCTTAACTAATGGAGATCCAAGAGAGGTTCTTCAGCCGTTTAACTTTGGTCAGGTCAATCAAATTACCTTTGCTCAGGCTGGTGCGCTACAGCAGATGGTACAACAGGCTACTGGCGCAGTAGATTCTGCGGGGCTTGCAGGAAATGTGAATGGTGAGGCCACTGCTGCCGGCATTAGTATGTCATTAGGTGCTGTTATTAAGAGACATAAGCGCACACTAATTAACTTCCAGCAATCCTTCCTGATTCCGTTTGTCAAAAAGGCTGCTTATCGGTATATGCAGTTCGATCCTGAAAACTATCCCGTATCGGATTACAAATTCAACGCCAGTTCAACGCTGGGAATCATTGCCCGTGAGTACGAAGTAACGCAGCTCGTTCAGTTGTTGCAGACTATGGGTCAAGACTCTCCACTTTATATGACGCTGGTTCAGTCTGTTATTGACAACATGAATCTTTCAAACCGCGAAGAGCTACTATCAGCTATGCAGCAAGCTATGCAGCCTACTCAGGAAGCACAGCAAATGCAGATGCAAGCTCAACAAATGCAAATGGCTGCTCAGCAAGCTCAAATGCAATTCCAGCAATCTCAAACCAATGCCCTTAACGCTCAGGCCGATGAGTCTGCAGCAAGAGCGCAGAAGTTAGTGGCTGAAGCGCAAGCAGTGCCTATAGAGCTTGAGATAGATCGGATCAATGCAGTAACTCGTAACTTGAAAGAAGGCGATGCAGAAGATAAAGAGTTTGAGCGTCGTATGAAGTTGGCAGAAACCTTAATCAAAGAAAAGCAAGTGGAGAGCAAAACAAATGTTGACAGACCGAGAGTTACAAATGATATTCCTGAAATTCAACGACCAGTTGGAGCCGTTGAAAGCGGAAATCAAGGACTTGAAATCCCAACTCAACCAGCTGAACCAGAGCAAGGAGTTGAATAATGGCGGTGAAGAAAGACCCAAGGTTGGAGCGCGTGGGCGTAAGCGGGTTCAACAAGCCGAAGAAAACGCCGGGGCATCCCACTAAATCCCATGTTGTAGTTGCAAAACAAGGTGATAAAATCAAAACGATTCGTTTTGGTCAGCAAGGTGTGTCAGGTGCAGGAAAGAATCCTAAGACGGCGAAAGAGAAAGCCCGGAAAAAAAGCTACTACGCTCGCCACAATGCACAGGACTCAAATCCCAGCAAGCTATCTGCGCGTTATTGGTCGCATAAGGTTAAATGGTAATGGCTAAAGGCTCAAAGCATTACAAGCGTGATGGCACTGAGCATACAGGTGGCACGCACAAAATGCCTGATGGATCAGTTCACTCAGGGAAAACCCACGGCAAAACATCAGTAAAGCTCTTTCATTTTGATGACTTGTCTAAAACAGCAAAGGAGAAAGCTATGCCCGGTTATGGAATGAAGACAACAAAGCCAAAGAAAAAGAAACCAGCTATGCCTATGCGTGGTCAGCGTACAATGACTAACAAGAAAAATAAAAAGAAGTAGTTATGGCTAAAGCTAAAGCAAAGCCTAAAAAGAAAAGTACGATACCCGATAATGTAAAAAACAAAGCTCTTTATTCGCGGGTAAAGTCTGAGGCTAAAAGAAAGTTTGACGTTTATCCTAGTGCATACGCAAATGCATGGTTAGTTAAAACATATAAAAAACGCGGCGGCACTTATGGCTAAAACAAAAGGCGGACTAACCAAGTGGTTTAATGAGGAATGGGTAGATGTTAAGACTGGTAAGCCTTGTGGTCGTAAGTCTGCAAGCAAAAGTAAACGTCCTTACCCTTCTTGTAGGCCAAAAGCAGTAGCAGCCAAAATGACTGCGGCAGAAAAAAAGTCATCTGCAAAGCGCAAGACTGGCCCTACTAAAATTAAACACGCTGTAACAGCTTCGGGTCGCCGGAGAAAGACAACTAAAAAAGCCTGACTTTCTTTAAAAATCATGGTAAAAGGCATTTTTCAACAAACTAAACAAGGATTGCTATGACTCCTGAATTAGAGGTGTACTTTAATAACTACAATCAGTTATTTAACAGTGAGGGTTTTAAGCAGCTTGTGAGCGAGCTTTCTAACAACGCTACACAACTTGCAGATATACAAACGGTAAAAGACGAGCAAGATCTTTTTTACCGTAAAGGCCAAGTAGCTGCGTTTGCTACAGTAATTAATCTTGAAGGTACGATTACTGCGGCGCGAGAACAGGCGGAGGCCGAAGAACAAGAGGATATGGATGTATAAAATATACGATTTCCGTTGCACTAACGGCCATATCTTTGAAGAAATGGTAGAGAGCGGTATTACAACCAGTAGGTGCGGTTGTGGTGCCAATGCTACTAAAATGCTGTCAGCACCTAAGTGCGTACTTGACGGATCTAGTGGGGACTTTCCGGGTCGTCACATGAAATGGGTACGAGAACACGAAGCGGCTGGCAGGAAACCTAAATCTCCACAATGACTTAGTTCACGGAGTTTAATATGTCTAGAGCAACAATGCTTGATCCGCACCTCGAAGAAGAGGGCAATGTGGACAACGTTGAAAACGAAGCAAGCGAGATTCAACAACCTGAAGAGGAAGTTGAGCAACCTCAATACTCGGAAGAGGAAGACACTGAAGACGACATTCCAGAGAGATACCGTGGTAAATCTCTAAAAGACGTTGTTCAGATGCACCAAGAAGTTGAAAAGGTGATGAGTCGGCACTCTACTGAAGTAGGCGAGCTTCGCAAGGTAGTGGATGAGTACATTAATACTCAGTCACAATCAGCACCTCAACAGAAAAATGTTGAGCCTGAAAGCGATATTGATTACTTCACAGATCCTCAAGCCGCTGTTTATCGTGCTATTGAGAATCACCCTAAGATTAGAGAGGCGGAACAATATACTGCAAACTATAAAAGGCAATCTGCTTTAGCAGAGCTTAATAATCGGCATCCAGATATGAATAATATTCTGAATGATCCGAAGTTTGCTGATTGGATCAAATCTTCAAAGATTAGGACTCAGCTGTTTGTACAAGCTGACCAAGAGTATAACGCTGAAGCTGCTGATGAACTGTTTAACCTCTGGAAAGAGCGCAAGACAGTTGCACAGCAGACCGCAAATGTTGAAAAACAAGTGCGTAAACAGCAGCTCCGGGCAGCCAACACAGGCAACGCGAAGGGTAGTGGTGAGAAGACGCGTGAAAAAACATATCGCAGGGCCGACATTATTAAACTAATGAAAACGGATCCCGAGCGTTACCAGATGATTTCAAATGATATCTTGAGGGCATACGCGGAGGGCCGAGTCAAATAATCTTGAAAGGAGATTGACATGGCTACTGCAACTTATCCAGGCGCGGCTGGTTTTACCGCGAAGACAGAGGCGAATACTTTCATTCCAGAAATCTGGAGTGATGAGATCATCGCTGCTTACCAGAAGAACCTGAAGATGGCTCCGCTTGTAAAAAAGCTAGCTATGACAGGCAAGAAGGGCGACAAGCTCCACATTCCTAAGCCAGTACGTGGCGATGCAAATGCTAAGGCAGCTGATACAGCAGTCACTATCATTGCAAACACCGAAGGCGAATTGACTGTGGATATTGACCGTCACTTCGAGTACTCACGTCTTATCGAAGACATCGTAGAGGTTCAGGCGCTTTCTAGCCTGCGTCAGTTCTACACTGAAGATGCGGGTTACGCTCTTGCTGTGCAGATCGACAATGACCTTCACGCTGCAGGTACTGGTTTTGGTGACGGTGGCGCTGTTGTATTCAGCCCAGCGGAAACTGACTACCAGCACTCTGGTTGTTTCTTCAATGACGGCGGTACTACTACTCAGTACACAGACGATACTATCGTTCCTGCTGACGTATTTACCGATGCGTTCTTCCGCGACATGATCCAGAAGCTCGATGACAACAACGTACCTATGGACGGACGTGCGCTTATCATCCCACCTTCTGTTCGTAACACAATCATGGGCATTGACCGTTACGTGTCTTCTGACTTCGTATCTGGTCAGGCTGTCAACAGCGGTCTTATCGGTAATCTCTACGGTGTAGACGTTTACGTTTCAGCTAACTGCCGCACTATCGAAGCAGCTGGCGACAACACTGCAGGATCTGCTGATACTCGTGCTGCACTCTTGTTCCACCGTGACGCTATTGTCATGGCAGAGCAGCAGTCTGTACGTTCGCAAACTCAGTACAAGCAGGAATACCTTTCAACCCTGTACACGGCTGATTGCCTGTATGGTGTTCAGGTATATCGTCCTGAAGCTGGTTTCGTACTCGCAGTCGCAGAGTAACGACCTTATGGGGGTCAGCAATGGCCCCTTTTCCTTTTCTTTAGTAGGAGTAGTAGATGCCTTTATTCCGTGGAACAGGTGGTTCTGGTGATGCTAGTACTGATGCGTATGCTTCACAGGTAGCTACCAGCGCCCAGACTGCCACTACTAAAGCAAATGAAGCTAGTGCTTCTGCAGCAGCAGCGGCAACCTCAGCAACAAATGCAGCAGGCTCTGAAGCGTCTGTAGCAGCAGATGCAACTACTGCATCCAATGCAGCATCCGCAGCACAAACTGCACAGACCGCAGCAGAGACAGCTAAGACAGCAGCGCAAGCGGCGCAGACTGCATCAGAAACTGCTCAGACAGCGGCAGAACTAGCAGAGACCAATGCTGAAACTGCTGAAACTAACGCAGAGACAGCGGAAACAAACGCTTCTGCTTCTGCTACTGCAGCGGCCTCTAGCGCTACATCTGCAGCGTCTTCAGCTACAACGGCTACAACTCAAGCCACAACAGCCACAACTCAGGCTACAGCGGCATCAACGTCTGCCAGTAACGCATCCACCAGCGAGAGCAACGCATCTACCTCAGCGTCAAACGCATCTACCTCAGCCACCAATGCGTCTACGTCAGAAACCAATGCAGCAACCAGTGCTACCAACGCAGCAACCAGCGAGACTAATGCGGCTACCTCTGCTACGTCTGCGTCAGGGTCTGCAACGACAGCTACGACTCAGGCAACTGCAGCGTCAACAAGTGCGACTAACGCAGCTACTTCTGCTAGTAACGCTTCGACCAGTGAAACCAACGCTGCCTCTAGCGCCTCCTCAGCGTCCACCTCAGCCACGAACGCTGCTACTAGTGCTACTGCAGCACAAACAGCACAAACTGCGGCAGAGGCTGCTCAGACGGCTGCTGAGGCTGCTCAGGAATCCATTGACGGGTTTTTCTTAGGAGCGCAGGCAAGTAACCCTACAGTAGACCTGAACGGTAATGCTGTTACTGCAGGGGACTGGTACTTCAACACAGGTGACAACACAACACGCATCTATGACGGTAGTGCTTGGAACACAGTAAACCCAGACCTTATTGGTGACACTAGTCCACAACTAGGCGGTACGTTAGACGCTAATGGCAACACTATCGACATGGGTACTAATGTTATTACTGACACTAAGGTTGGACAGTGGGACACGGCTTATGGCTGGGGTGACCATAGCACTCAGGGCTACTTAACAGGTAACGAAACAATCACGCTAACTGGTGCTGTCACTGGCTCTGGTACAACTTCTATTGCAACTACACTGTCGACTATCGATGGGGGAACTTATTAATGACAACGATTAAATTAAAGAATGGCTCAGGTGCGCCTTTAGCTGGTGACTTAGTAGCTGGGGAACCTGCATTAGACCTGACTAACAAGCGTCTCTACACAGAGGACTCAGGCGGTACTGTTATTGAGGTAGGTACTAATCCTACTAGTTTGACTACGGGTACATTTACCTCTACAGGTATTGACGATAACGCCGCCTCTACAGCTATCACTATTGATGGAAGCGGCAACGTCGGAATAGGCGTAGCTGACGGTGACGTTACAAATGATGGCAGTGCCGCAAGAACCTACGTAGGTATCATTGGCACAGCGAATAGAGGCAGATTAAATATAGGCACTACTGCATCTAACGGTGCAGACGCGGCAACTTTAGCATTTACAAACGGTGCTAATACACTTGCAGACATTATTGTTGATACTACCTCTGGGGTACAAAACAGTGGAAATCTAAGTATTAGCTCTACTGATTACCTTAGAGTTTTGACAAGTGGCTCAGAACGCATGCGCATCGATGCAAGCGGCAACTTGCTTGTGGGGACTACTACGATAAACGGTGTTGGTGGCTCTAGCACTCCTGAAGGAGTTATATTAGACGGCAACAACGCACAGATTACCGTAGGAACTTCATCAGATGTTTGTGCAACCTTTAACCGACAAACGACTGATGGCGCTGTCGTTCAATTCCGCAAAGACGGCTCAACAGTCGGTAGTATTGCTAACAGAGGTACTAATTTATCTGTCGGCTCTGGAGATGTTGCATTAGAGTTTAACGCATCTAACGACGCCGTATTACCTGCAAGCACTTCTACAAACAACACAAGAGATGCGGCGGTAGATTTAGGCATGTCTGCTGTACGCTTCAAAGACCTTTACCTGTCAGGCGGTGTCTACCTAGGCGGCACAGGATCAGCCAACAAGCTGGATGACTATGAAGAAGGGACGTTTAGCGGAACTGTGCAAGGGTCAGTTTATAGTGGCACGTATACAAAAGTAGGACGCATTTGCCATATTAGTTTGGATGTAGACAACACTAACAGTACAAGCACTCAAATAGCTTCCCTACCTTTTTCATCAAAAAATGGTGGAACTTCAATTAACGGTTCTCAGCCTACTTTTAATACAAGCAACGCTAATGCTGATGTTTTTGTAGCGCCTTATAACGGAGGATCAGCAGTGTTTCTTTACACTCGCACAGGAACCACTCAAAACGTAAGTACAGGAACAATAATAGTTAATTTTGTTTACGAAACAGATTGATTATCTCAAGTGGACTCTTGAGACGGACTAAAGGAGAAAGACAATGGCATTAACAGAAGCAAACATCGAAGACAAAATCGAAGTAGTAGGCGACTTTAAACACGTACAGGTTCGTACTGCACGAGTCATCTATGACGACGGCACAGAAATTAGTCGTAGCTTTTCACGACACGTGTTGGAGTGTTCTACCAAGTCAGGTGACACATGGTCAAACACAGACATTTCAGGAGAAAGTACTGAGGTACAAGGCATCTGCAATGCAGTATGGACTGACGCTGTACGCACTGCTTTTCAAACCGCTATGGACGCACAAGAGCTATGATGGAAACTATTTCTGACATTGCCAACATAGCAACAGCCGTTATCTCAGTAGCGTCTATCATTGCGGCTGTAACACCTACGCCTAAAGACGACGTATGGATAGCTAAGCTGTACCGTTTCATTGACATTATGGCTATTAACATTGGCAAGGCAAAGCAGTAAGGATTGGTTATGGACGATCAAGCGGTACGTCTTAATAGAATCGAAACTAAGCTAGATAAGCTAACTGAAGCTATGTCTATGATTGCTCGTGTCGATGAAAAACTTGTAGCAGGAAGTGCAAGGATTGATCGTCTTGAGTACCGTCTTGATGAACAAGAGTCAGACATTGACGGGCTAAAGTCTATTGTTGGTTATAACAGCCAAAGTGTTAAGACTGCTGAGCGTTTTGTTTGGATACTTATCAGTGCTTTAATTGGTGTTGTTATGTACGGGCTGAAGGTTTAACGATGTGGCAAACACTGCTTGGCCCTATTGTTGATCTTGTTGGTGGTCATCTGCAACGCAAGGCAGAAGAGAAGAAGGCTGTACATGAGCGTAAGATGGTAGCTATACAGCAGGACGCTAACTGGGAAAACATCCATGCTAACAACGCAAGCAGTTCATGGAAAGATGAGTGGTTTACGATTTTGTTTTCAGTCCCATGTGTACTTGCGTTTTTCCCTAGCATGGTGCCTGTAGTGATGAATGGGTTTGCTGCTTTAGACGCTATGCCTGAGTGGTACAAAGGTTTTCTGGGTGCTGCTGTAGCAGCGTCGTTTGGTCTGCGTGGCCTAGCTAACTGGAAGAAATAATTATGGCACGACGACCTATAACAGGAATGTTTACAAACGTCCAAGAAATGTCTCCTGATGAGTTTGCTAGTGGAGTAACTGCACCTGCTTTTATTACTGAATCTTCCGGAGGCGATGCTTTTAAAGAGAATGTAATTGATATACCTAGATATGAAGATATAGATGAAGACGACGACACTCCGGCAGAACAAACTCTTGACTCTATTCTTGACGAGTTAAAAGCAGAAGGCGCCACTGACGCTGATGTCGGCAATGCTGTAGATCTTTATGAAACAATTAAGGGCGCAATTCCTACTGACTTAGAAGGAGTAAAGGATCTTCTTGAGTCAATTATTAAAAGCTCTGCTGGAATTGCAGAAGAATGCAAAACATGGACTGGTCGAGTTGGTGAAGGAGAAGGAGGCTCTGGCTCTGTTCCCGGAAGTGGAAATAGAACTTACCAAGGCTGGAAAGACTGTTTTAATCTTGGGATGCTAAAAAACATTCCGGGATTAGACCTACCGATACCACCAGGAATGTCGAGCATTACTTGGAAGGATCTTGAAGACAAGATTGTAGAAGCAGGGCAAAGCGTTGAGGATTTTATTAACGATCCTGCGGGTTGGTTTGAAGATAAAGTAGAAGATGGCATACAAGCCGTAAGAGATGCTTGGGGCGATTTAACCTCTGGTGCGATCTTTAGTACAAACGATCTTGAAAACGTACTTACAGATATTCTTGGCGGCTGGATATCTGGCGCTGTACTTAACGAGGTTAAGGATGCAGTAGGAGCTGAAAACCCCTTTTTGCTTGCAGGGGACTGTGAAGATCCAGCATTTAGAGAGGCTAATAAAGAGTTCTGCAATGAAGCCTTGCCTATTCCAGTAAAGGAAGAAGAAGGGCAGTGTGAAAACGGAGCTACAAACTTCCCAGAATGCACAGAGTGTCCAGAAGGCTTCCAATATTTTGAAGGCACAAAAACTTGTGAGCCAGAAAAACAAGCACCAATTTGGCAAGACGATGGGCCAACAGCAGAAGATTGTGCTGCACAAAACAGAACTCATATACCCGGAAATGTAGAAACTGAAACAGACAGCAAGTGCGGCGGCTGTTTATCTGGCTATGAGCCTAACACTGAAGGTGAGTGCGAAGAAGAAAGCCTAGAAGGGCCATGCCCAACAGAAGGTCAAGTTCGCAATGCATTAGGTGAGTGCGAAGATCCAGTTGGTTTTGAAGACGGCGCGCCCTGCAAGACTCCTAGTGGCGAAGATGGCACATACGACGATAAAGGTAATTGCGTTGCAGATCCAGAGCCTCAGCCCGAACCGGAGCCTGAACCTGAACCTGAACCGGAGCCCGAGCCCGAGCCCGAGCCAGAACCAGAGCCTGAGCCAGAGCCTGAGCCTGAGCCAGGAATTGATTACCCTGAGCCAGAAGAGGAATGTCCTGAAGGCCAATTCCGAAATCAATTTGGCGTATGTACGACCCTTGAGTCTGAAGATCCTGAAGCTGAAAAGTGTGCTAATGGGGCTACTGACTGGCCTTTATGCTCAGAGTGTCCTGACGGCTCTATTCCAAGTGAAGAGTTTGGTTGCGAAGGGCCAGAAGAAGAGTGTCCTGAAGGGCTAACTAGAGACCCAGAAACGGGACAGTGCGTTCCTGTCGAAGGTGGTGAAGAGTCGCCAGAAACAGGCGGCGGCGGTGGTGGCGGCGGTGGTGGCGGCGGTGGCGGCGGTGGTGGCGGCATGATGTCTCCATTTATGGCAGGCATTAACTATCAACTACCTGAAATACAGCCTTTGGTTTTACCGCAAGCACAACCACAACGAGCAAACGATATGATGGGCGGCTTGCTTACTAAACTAATAGTAGATCGGAGCAGATAATGACTTATCTAAACTTAGTAAATAACGTGCTAAGGCGGCTTAGAGAGGAAGAAGTTGCCTCGGTGCAAAGCAGCACGTATTCAAAAATGGCAGGTGACTTTGTTAATGATGCAAAGCGTATGGTCGAAGATGCCTGGGACTGGTCTGCACTCCGAACCACGCTTACAGTTACAACTACTGCTGACATCTTTAACTATGTGCTTACGGGAAGTCAGAATAGGATTAAGGCGCTTAATGTCATTAACGACACGACAAACCGCTTTATGGAATATAAAACGGCAACTTACTTCGATGATGTCTACCTAATCTCCGATCCTGTTAAAGGCTCTCCGACCTACTACACGTATAACGGCGTAGACAGTAACGGCGACACTCAAATCGACATCTATCCAACTCCCGAAAAAGAATACACGATACGGTTTAACTGCGTTAAAAGAGGGGCAGACCTATCTGCTAATGATGAAGAACTTCTAGTGCCATCTATGCCGGTAATTCACTTGGCTATTGCGCTGCTGGCTCGTGAACGTGGTGAAACAGGTGGCACGTCTGCTCCTGAGTACTTTGCTATTGCTGATCGTTACTTGGCCGACGCTATTGCATTGGACGCTCAGAAGCACCCAGAAGAAGTAATCTTCTATACCCCGTGAGGTAATTATGGCTCAACAATTACAAAGCATTAATCTTGTTGCACCAGCCTTTAAGGGAATCAATACAGAAGATTCTCCGCTGGCACAAGATCCTTCGTTTGCCGACATTGCTGACAACGCAGTGATTGACAAGCGTGGACGTATTGCGTCACGTAAAGGTAACTCTGTTATTACAACGGACAAGACTGAACTAGGCTCTGCGAAGATTAGGGCGATTAAAGAGTTTGAAGATAACGCAGGCAACACCAAGGTGTTTTCTGTAGGTAACAATAAGATACTTAGCGGTACTACAACACTGGTTGATGAGACTCCTGCTGCAGTTACGATTACTACTGACAACTGGAAGATGGTCAACTTTAACGACAAGATCTATTTCTTTCAGCGTAGCAATGAACCACTGGTGTATGACAACGCAGGAGGCGCTGTAATCAAGCTCAGCGCAGTTTCTGGTGCGGCTGGTGTTACTAGTGCTATGTACGGTAACGAGGTTCTAGCGGCTTATGGAAGGCTCTGGACGGCAGATGTTAATAACGACAAGTCTACTGTCTACTGGTCTGATCTGCTAATAGGCCATGACTGGTCAGGTGGCACTAGTGGTTCTATCAACTTATCTAAGGTGTGGCCTGACGGTTACGACGAAATTGTTGCATTAGCTGCACATAACAGCCTGTTAATTATATTTGGCAAGCACAGCATTGTTGTTTACCAAGGTGCAGAAGCCCCAGCAACGATGGTTTTAGCAGATACAGTAGCAGGAGTAGGCTGCGTAGATAGAGACACGGTTCAATACACGGGTACTGATGTGTTGTTCTTGTCACATACAGGGCTAAAGAGCTTTGGCAGGACAATACAAGAAAAGTCCATGCCTATAACCAGCCTGTCTAGCACTGTGTCAAAAGACATTATTGGCTTGTTGCAAAATGAAACTGGGTTTTACCGTTCTGTTTACAGCCCTGAAGAAGGTTTTTATCTAATTACTTTTACTGCTCAGGACACGACCTACTGCTTCGACGTTCGAGGCACACTAGAGAACGGTGCGTATCGTGTTACTCGTTGGCCCGGCACTGGCTTTACTAGTTACGGCAGACAAGATGATGGCACTCTGTTGATTGGTAACGGCAGTGGCATTAGTGAATACAGCGGCTTTAGAGATAACGGAGAAACATACCGCTTTAAGTACTACAGCCCCGGTTTAACCTTTGGCGACCCTTCTAGGTTAAAGATATTAAAGAAGCTACGTCCTACAATTGTTGGTGCTAACAGTGCAATTATGTTTCTTAAGTGGGCGTATGACTTTGGTACGTTCTTTCAGACTGCAGAGTTTACCGTTGGTAATCAGGTAACAGGTTTTTACAACGAAGATGAATACAACGAAACAGCAGAATTTACAGGTGGTGATCTAACGTCACGCCGCGGAATAAACACTACCGGGGGCGGTGGAGTTATAACAATAGGGTTGGAAGCGGACATAGACGGTTCAGGCTTGTCTCTCCAAGAGATCAATGTATTGGCATTAATGGGTAAAGTACTATGAGCAACTATACAAAGACCACAGACTTTGCCGCGAAAGACAGTCTACCTTCCGGTGACAGCGGCAAAATTATTAAGGGCGCTGAATTTGAAACAGAATTCGACGCAATTTCTACGGCTGTCGCAACGAAGGCGGATACTGCTTCACCTACGTTTACAGGCACAGTAACAATTCCTGCACTGACGTTCACAGGTACGCTGTCAACAGGAACGATTGATGGGGGTACGTACTAATGGCTGGAGAAAAAAACACAGGAACCGGAGCAGAAGAAACAAACATCTTTGATTACTTTTTAGGCGGCGCAGGAACTGGGTTGCTTGCTAGTGCTTATGGAGATCTTGGCAAGATTGGTGAGCGCGGCATTGCGCTAGGGACAGAGCTTGCTGAAGAGCAATTAGGGCAGGCAGAGTTTAGGCCATACACAATTACTACCGGCACAGGTGGTAGGTTTGGCGTTACGAGAGACCCTGCAACTGGACAGTTAGCTACAACAATGTCCTATTCACCTCAAGAACAAGCGCTGTCCCAGGCTTTATTTGGGCAGGCAGGCCAAATGCTAGGCCAGCCAACACCCGGCTCAATGCAAGTGCAACAAGCAGGCATGGATGTTCTTGGGAGAGGCCAAGGAATGATAGGTCAGCCAGCGTTTGGCATTGATCCTACAAGAGCCGCATCTACCCAAGCGTTTGGTTTGGGCGGTCAGTTTATGGAGCAGGCAGGAATGCCGGCTTCTGATCGTGAAGCGGCTTTGTATGAGCGTATGCGAGCCACTCAAACGCCAGAAGAAGAGCGTCAGCGTTTAGAGTTAGAGCAGCGACTAGCAGCTCAAGGTCGACTAGGCGTTAGCACAGCTCAATATGGTGGAACCCCTGAGCAATTAGCAATGGCGAAAGCGCAAGAAGAGGCAAAAAGCCAGGCAATGTTAAGTGCCATGGGCCAAGCCAGAGCTGAGCAAGCACAACAAGCGGCGTTAGGCGCGCAGTATGCTGGACTAGGAACTACGCTTGCAGGGACAGCAGCAGGCTCTTTCAGCAGGACAGCAGGCTCAGGCGTTACAGGCGCTGCAAGCAGGCCAAGGTCTTCTTGGTGGATCGCAAGCCCTCATGTCTGGACAGCAACAGCTTGGAATGGGCGCATTGGCCGGTGCTTATTTGCCGCAGCAACAACTTGCCGCAGCTTTATCGGCAGGACAAACGGCAGCCGCACAACAGCAACAAGCGCAGCTTTATGGCGCAGGATTGTTTGGAGAAGCCAGGGCATCTGGAATCGATATGCTTCTTGCTTCTGCGCTTGGTCAGGCAAACCTTGCAGGTGGACTTGGCAGTGGATTATTAGGCGGTGCACTAAGCAATACAGAAGGGTTTAACTTCCTGTTTGATATTCCCAAATTAGGTTAAGGAGATTAATAATGGCACGTTTTGGTAGAGATTTAGTTAGATCCTTAACGCAACCAGCTTTTGCAGAGGATGTTAGCCGAGTAGGAATGTTGGCTGGGTCAATGCCTGCTAGAAAGGAAAGGGCCGAAAAAACTGCAAGACTTGAAAAAGGCTTGTTTGGTTTGGAGCAGATGGCCGCATCTGGAGATCTTACTCCTGAGATGTATCAGCAGGCTATGGGTTCATACGCCAACATGATTACGGATGATGAGAGCGCGCAAAAGATTCGTGAAACCATGAATCGCGTTCAGGCTGATGTCCAGGCTACAGCGCAGTTTGAAGGCGGGACGGCTATAAACGCTGTTAGGGATCGTATGTATGAAGTCGTAAACGACCCCAACCTTCCTGATCCCGAAAAAAATAAACGCTTAGGAGAGCTTCAAATAGAAGCAAACACGATTGCCAAAGAAAACAATCTTGATCCTATGGTTGTAGGTAATCTTGGAAGAACTGTTCGCCAAGATATGTTTGAAAAAAACCAGCAAAAAGAGCAGGCAAAGCGAGTTGCTAAACAGTTTGAAATTACTGTAGAGCAAGCTGAAATGGCTGTTGCCAGATTTAGCCAATGGGAAAAAGAAGTAGATTTTCAAAATTTAGCAAACGAAGTAACAGCGCAGATGAATCAGGATTTGCTTTTAAAGTCCACGATTAGAGGCGGCACTGTAAGTAGAGAGGAGTTTCTGCAGGCAAACCCAGATAAAAGCTATTTGTACGATGAAATTGAAACAGAAAACCTAGAAATGCAAAACAGGTTGACTGACGCTAAAAACAAAAGAGATGCAGGCGGGTTCAATTATACAGATGAAGAGCTTAAATCTATTGGGTATAAGCCAGAAGAAATAAAGATGCTCAGAGAAGCCGCAAAAACGAATTCAAATGTTGCTCATCAAGCAATTATTCAAAGAATAAATAGAGTTCCTGAGACACGAAAGCTAAACGCGGCAATGCTTGGAAGAATTAGCGAAGCACTTTTAGTTGATGTCATGAAAGAAAAAGACTATGACTATGAAGATGATGAGGATGTTAGAGAGGCTAAAGCTATTGCCTCAAAAAGAGCCATTCAGATTGAAGAGCTTATGTCTGGCGGATTAACTTTTAATGGTGCCGTAGAAGCGTTTTTTGCAAAAAATTCAGCAGAAGAAGATGAAGGCCCAGATGTTGAGAGCGAACTAGCTAGACTTCTTAAAGAGCTTCAAAACGAGGCTGACTAATGAGCTTTAGACTTCAAACAATGGCATACAAAGTTCGCAAACTTGCGGAAGCGCAGGGTCGTGACGACATTCTTGAAGCTCTAGACAGCATTCCGATTCCTGAGGATGGTGTTTCCACAAGAGAAGGCCGACTCTTTCAGAGGGAAAAAGAAGATCAGCTTCTATACAGGGATCGCCTAGAGCAAAGAAAGCAGCTCGAAGAAGTTGAGCGAGTTGCCAAGGAAAAGGGCCGTCAAGATGTACTTGATGCCCTTGTTCCTATTAAGGCTCAGATAGACTCTGACATCTTTGATGCGGAAGATATTAGCGAAGAGGCTATTGGAACAGGACTTGCTATTACTGAGGGTCTTACCCTTGGTATTGTAGGTGATGAGGCCGCCGCTTCTATCTACTCAAAGGTTACTGGCGAAGATTACGAAACATCCCTTTCTGAAATGAGAAGGATGGAAAGAGAGTTTGCCAGAGATCACCGAGCTATCGACATGGGCATTCGCATTGGCGCCGGCCTTATCCCTTCTGTTCGGCTTGCAAGGATGGCGGGCGTTGGTACTACAGCCGCTTCAGGTGCAGCAAGGCAATCTGGGATAACCTCTGCTGAGATTGCAACGTATCGTTTTGCTGAGGGCGAGGGCGGCGTGCAAGAGCGCCTGGAGGGAGTTGCTGATCTTGCAACAGATCCTTATGCCCTTGGTGCCGTGGCCCTTACCGGAACCCTTGGCGGTGTTGCTGGAAGGACGGTAGGAAAAGATCTTGAGCTTGAGGCCGGGCTGCGTGCCGCCATTGAAGCTGAAGAGAAAAAACTTCAAGCCCTTCGAGAGGGTAAGGGCGTTTTATCTGGCAGTAGTGTTGTGGGTAATGCGCAGCTACGTGCCGATGAAATGGTTTTAGACTTTTACAATCAAATGGGGCGTATGCCGCAAGGTACTGAAATATCTAATCTCTATAGAGCCCTGTCTGAAGATATGCAGATGCCAATATCTCGCATCATGCAGTCAGAGATGAAAGCCGGGCAGATGAGAAGTGACCTTAACTATGCAAGGCAAAGCATTGATGATGTCCGAGGAAGGCTTAACCGAGATGTTAAATTCAAGTCTACAGAAGAGGCACTAGAAAGCAGAAGCAAATACTTCGGCTTTAGAGACTTCTGGGAAGACAAACTTGAGTCCATTGTTAACGTAGCTAAGAATCGTGTTAGTGCTGAGTTTGGCGGCTCTATGCAGAAGATGGCTACCCGCATGGCTCAGAACCAACAGAGCTTAGACGAGGCCTTTGCAACGCCGCAGGTTCAGGCATTTGGCAAGGTCATGCAGGGCGATAGGTCTGGTCGAATAAAGATGGAGCTACTTAACTTTTCCAACACAAGCGGAAGGGTTAGTGCTGACGACCGGATGGAGGCGTTTGAAAACTTTAAGTCCCTGTTAACTAAAGAGCAGTTTGAAGGCTTCCAGACATTACAAAAGCTACGGCTTGCGCAGGCAAAAGACTACAGAAGATTCGTATACAGAGAGCTAGGCGATGACCCTCTGTACTTCCCCTCTCAGATGCTGGCTCAAACCAATAGGGCGTCTGTCTTTGTTAGACGTGGAATGCCTAGAAGGGCGGCAGACGAGAACAGCAAGGCGATAAGCAGAGAGAAACTCGAGTCGCCTTCGGAGGCTTTGTCATACGAAAGCCCCTTGGTTGTTATGCGTGACAAGCTGGTTTCTGATGATGCAGTTATTCAGATGCATAAAGCATTTAAACTTCAGAACAACTCTAATCGGCTCATTAGTGAGTCAGCAGAGAGGGTTGACGTTCCTGTTATTGACAAGAAGAAAGCTGCCTCGGTGGTCAAAAAGCGCAAGAAGACCGTTCAGACTGAAATCGAGAATGGCGAGGCTGCGTTTAGCCAGTTAAGAACAAACCTTAAAGGGGCCGGCGCAAGCGATGGCGCTATGTATGCCGCAGACGATTTGATGCGTAGCTTTGTTGTGAGAGGAATACAGGCACCCAACAACTGGCTGGCTAATATGCGTAAGGCCGCATACATGGGAACCATCGGCAATCCCTACTCAGCCATACTAAACTTTGGCGATAGCGCCAACACGGTTGTTAACTTTGGGGCTGATAACACGGCTCTGGCAATCAGAGAGTACTTCAAGAAAGGTGGATATACCTTCGGCGTAAAAGACGTTGGCTTGCTGCAGCAGTCTACAGGTGAATTTATAAGGGAAGGCTCAAAGGGATGGCAAAAAAGATTCGACAAACTTAGTGAGGTTACCTTTCAGTCCTCTGGTTTCCGTGGCGCAGACCGAGCCGGCAAGTCATTAACGCTAACCACCGCAGTAAAGCGAGGACAGCAGAAGGTTCTTGATGGTTCGCTTGATGCTGAATATTCCTGGCTATTTAATCGAAACGAAATGGCAAGACTCAAGTCCGATCTAATTAACAGTCGCAGGACGCAGCGCGTTAAGGAGTTTGCCGCCGCAGAGCTAGGCAAGCTGCAGCCATCTGACATGGCACAAATGCCTAAGTGGTACATCGACCACCCGAATGGTCGGTTGCTTTATATGCTACGCACCTTTGGCATCAAGCAGCTACAGCAGATTGATCGCTTGGTTGTTGAGCAAGCAAAACAAGGAAACAGGAAAGAGGCAATCAAGAATGCACTCGCCTATGTGACTATCGTTGGTGGCGGTAACGCCCTGCTTAACGAGCTAAGACAGCCCTTGAAGGGCAAAGAGATCGGGGAAGAGGGAAGATACCTTGATGTTGCCGGAGGCCGCGCACTCGAATACTTTGTTGATTTCCACCTAGGGGTTGCATCACTGAACAGTCAGAGCGCTTACACTCTTGAAAAACTTGCCGAAGGAGATCCTAAGTCATTTATCAGGGGCTTCATGCCTGTTCCTGTAGATATGGTTGAGGATGTTTCGAGTGACTTCTTCCCGTTGATTGCCGGCGAAAAGGATATAGATGAGGCCATACTTGAAGGTAAGGGCATTACTTGGGCGCCATGGATGCGCGTAGTGCAGCCCGTCCTAGAAGAGAACCTCTAGTCCCAACTAACAAACTCTAACCATCCCGCAATACCTGCCGCCCTGTCATTCTCCATACGGGCGGCTTCTTCTTTGTAATGCTTGGCTATTTCTTTCTGCTCTTTATTCATGCGCCTGCCTAGATCAATGTCTTCGGCCTTCTCTCTAATCAACTCAAGGCATCCTTCGCCGTAGGTATCTATGTAGTGGCGAACAAAGTAATCAGGATTGCTGCCGTACTTCTGATGGCACCCGTAACAGTGTGCGAAGGCGTTTAGTGCGTCGTACCGAATCCCTTTTTTAGATCTACTAAAGTAGTGCGAGCAGTGTAGCCCTGTACTGTTTGACTCGTACTGTGCGCCACAACCCTGGCACTTAAAGTCGTTCCGTATTCTGACGCACCTGCTAAACCAATGATCTGCTGCTGTTCTTTTTAGTTTCATTTCAATGCTCTTCCTATAAGCTCTGGTATTGGTGGAACTACTGCGTTACCTAGGCATTTAAGTCTGTGTGACCTAGAGGGAACCCCATTAGCCACTCGACCCACGTCGGGTTCAACGTCCCAGACTGACGCTCTTCCTTCGCAGCGGTTGACAACCCAACTTGCTTGCCGATTCTGAGGCGACGCTTTACTGACTCGTCCTCCATGCAGTCCCGATCCCGATTGTCCGACGCATTCGGTGTCGGCCAGTACGCTTTCGTATGGCGCACCTCGTCCACCAGAGTTATCGTCGATTGCCCCGTCTTGCGGCAGAGATCGTAAAGGGCTTTGCTTTTCGGCCCCTGGCTCCCATTCGCCGCCGCTGGGGTACGCCACAATCCAGACCCGATCTCTGTGGTGGTGCGCGCCAAGTTCGGAAGCTGGTATACAGTGCCACTCCGCATCATACCCGAGCGCGGAAATGTCCCAGAGAACTCGCTTAAACCAAGCTCCCCGTTCTCCATTAAGCAGGTTTGTGACGTTTTCAAAGATGGCGTATCTGGGCTGAAGCTCCCTAATAAGACGGGCGCACTCTGACCATAGTCCACTGCGCTCGCCTTCAATACCCGCTTGCTTTCCTGCAACGGAGATGTCTTGGCAAGGGAATCCGCCTGTGATGACATCGACTCTAATTCCGTCTGAAGCCAATCGCTCTGCTGTGATTGTTCTAACGTCGTCATAAATAGGAACCCCTGGCCAATTCTTTTTTAACACCTTTTTAGCGTATAGGTCTATCTCACAAAACGCGACAGTTTCAAACCCTGCGCGCTCCAAACCTATAGTAAACCCGCCTATGCCGGCAAATAAATCAAGAACCTTCATTTCAATTGATCCTTGAGTTGTTGAGGGAATGGCACATACACCTGCTTATGCTCTGAGAGCCACCTGATTAGCACCTCAGCGGCCTCTGATAGTTCCTGTGTAGTTAGCCTGCCTGTGGAGCCTTTGTTGTACATGGACTTAATGATGGGCTTGTAGAGCGTCTCCTTTACTAGCACCTCGGTAAAGGGAATCTCGAGGGCATCACTAAAGGGGTGACGTACCCAGTATCCTGCATCATTTAGTTCGCTTGCTATCTGCCTAAACCATAGGTGCATAGCGTTGTTCTGTCTATCACTGCGCGTTGTGTCCTTGATTGCGTACAGTATTTTCTTGCCGTCATCGAACTGCGTAGTAACGAAAGCAATAAAAAAGTCCATCTTGTCTTTAGTATCGACAAGCCATCGGTGTGACGTATCCATTTAGTTTCCCCAGTTTCCCCAGTTTCCCCAGCTTCCCCCGTATACCCCAGTTTTACCCCCGGCCTTGAGCCTCAACCCGCCCCCTACAGAGGGGGATTACGGGTATTCTGGGTATTCTGGGTATTCTGGGGATTACATTGGCACCCATCGGTAGTATTTCTTGCCATGCTCGCCGCGTCTTTCTAGCTTAAGGTTGTTTCCTTTTAGCAGATCAATGCAGTTCAATAGCTTTTTTCTGGTGCAGCCATTAGGGTTTATGTTTTCATCGGCAAGAAGCTCCAGCAGCTCAGACTGGCTGAACATTTTGCTTGTCTTCATGACGCTACTTAGCAAGACGTACTCATCTTCATACCTGCTGATTGCTTTGCCTATGTTGATCTGCGCACGCTGTTTTTCTTTGAGGTCGGTGATGTCGTCGACTGTCATAAACTGCACAGAATCTACTGACTCCTCGTATCCTACTGTCGCACTAGTCTGCTTGTACTTGAACCCGCCTTCAAAACTAATCTGGCTACGATCCTTTTCATTAATTACTAACAGCTCTTGGTGGAAAGCGAACTTATCGTTTACAGGATCTAGGCCAAACATATTGTCTACGTCCGCCTTGAGATCTCCAACGCCCTCATAGATCAGTCGACCGTCCATACTTCTGTGCTTGTTGCAGTGTCCTAGCAGTATGACAGTGCCGCCTGCGGCAGCGAACTCGCGAAAAACGTGCAGCACTTCTCGCATATCGCCTTTGTTGAGGACTGGCGCAAACTTCTTGAGCGTGTCACAGATGACGATCTTGCCGTCTGCCTCGCCCTCCTCGCGGATGGCATTTAGCAAATGAAGTGCATCAGTAGTCGTGCGTAGGGATGGATCTTGAGAGTTAGCCAAAGTAACCATGGTCATGCCATGCTTGTGGCCCATCTTAGCTTTTTGAAGTACGCCTTTAGCTCCGTCATCTTCGTTAAAGTAGATTACATCAGAGCCTTTTATGAGGTTATTCCGAATACTCTGGAATAGATTGCCTAGAATCCATACGGTCTTTCCAGCTCCTGACGGCGCGTATACGAGCGTTACAGTGCCGGTGGTAATCATCCCCGGTATCACGTCTTTTTCTTTTGCCAGGCGCATCTCAAGCTCTTCTATGCGGTCATTGACTGCAACACTGCGGAGTCTTGAGAGTGACGATGATCCGTTCTGTTTTGTGTGGTATGGGTTTCCCGGAAAGGTTTCGTTGATGAGTTGTTCTTTTACTACAAACGCGGGTTTCTGGCCTACTGCCTCGCAGTAATCAGCCCAGTCGTCTTGCATTCTTGTCCCCTTTTTTGTTGTGGTGAAAGCCCATAACTGTGACCGACTTTGGCGTATCTGTCAACAAACACAGCAAAAGGTTTGCAAAGTTTTAAAAAGTTTTGTAGACTGCAAGCTCAATCAAACAAAGGAGAGCGTAATGTCAGGCACCGTAAAGATTCATGGCAAGGAATATAAGACTGTAGCCTTGCGTGTTCAGGAGTTCAGAGAAAAGCACTCGGACTTTACTATTCAAACTGAGCTTGTTGAAGCTAACGACACCTTGGTTATTGTCAAGGCGACGATAGCCGCTGGAGGCATAGTTATTTCTACTGGCTATGCCGAAGAAGTAAGGTCAGCTAGCAAAATCAATCGTACTTCAGCCCTTGAAAATGCAGAGACCAGCGCAGTAGGCAGGGCTTTAGCATTCTTTGGAATGGGCGGATCAGAGATAGCATCTGCTGATGAGGTGGCTAATGCAATTAGTCAGCAGAACAGCCAGCCAGCTATCGAAGAAACTAACAAGCTCATTGCCCATAACGAAGCATTAAAAAACAACTTTGCTTCTGTCTACTTTATTAAAGAGTACATCGACATGGACAGCCCCAACTGGGAAAACCTGGCTGAGGCATGGGGTGAGATTTCAAATGAGGATAAGGCTGCTTTGTGGCTGGCTCCTTCAAAGGGCGGGGTATTTACTACGGCTGAACGTACCGCGCTTAGATCTGATGAGTTCAACGCCGCAAGAAAAGTAATGGGAGAAAACAATGGATGATAAAGTATTTGTTGAAGGCATGATGGCTAAGCCAGGCCCTGAGGGGGAGGAGTTCCGATGGGTAAAAGCAAAACTATCTATCAAGCTGGATGAGTTTGGCTCTTGGGTTGCAGCTCAAAAGGCGAAAGATCCTAGTATCGAGTGGTTAAACATCGAGATCAAGGAAGGCCGATCGGGTAGATGGTATGCCGAGCGGAATATGTGGAAGCCCAGTGAAGACTATGTTGCTAAGCAGCCAGCCCGTCAACCTCAGCAGCCTATGCCGAACGACGATATCCCTTGGTGAGTGACTTGCCCCGTTTCGGCGGGGCTTTTTTAGGAGGACTGAATGACCGAACAAACCGAATACCTGTACTACCGCGACTTGTTTCACATCTTTAAAGCCTATACGTCACCGAAATTGGTCAAGGTGCTGGACGCCCAGGGCATTAAGTATTTTACCGACGCCAAAGGTAAGCCTTTTACCACAAGGGCGGCCATAGAGGGGGCGCTAAAGGAGCTTTCGGGTCAGGCGGAATGATAGTCGCTAGCTTTAGCGGCGGAAGATCAAGCGCCATGATGATAACTCAGATGGATTTATCTGATGCGATTGTTATTTTTTGTAACACCGGCAAGGAAATGCCTGAGACACTGGACTTTGTGAGGGATTGCGAGTCCAAGTGGAGCGTCCCTATAATTTGGCTGGAGTACAAGAGCAAGCGCGAATATAAAGTAGTTAGTTATGAGACCGCCAGCAGAAACGGCGAGCCTTTTGAGAGCTTAATTACTGACAAGAATTATTTGCCAAACATGGTGGCTAGGTTCTGCACTAGCGAGCTAAAAGTTTTGACGATTGAAAGATATTTAAAAGACCAAGGAATTAGTGACTGGGAGACAGCCGTAGGAATACGAGCCGATGAGCCCAGGAGGGTGGCAAAAATGCGGCAAAAGGAAGGCTACCTTACCCCTCTGGCTGACAAAGGGATTACATCTAGCGATGTCATTAAGTTCTGGCAGTCTCAGGAGTTTGATTTGAACTTGCCTGCATCTGGTTTTTACTCGAACTGCGATTTATGCTTTTTAAAAGGATATGGAATAAAGCAGTCGCTAGTAAATGAAAGACCAAGCCTGGCGATCTGGTGGGCGGATCAAGAAAAAAAAATAAACGCAAGATTTAGGTCTGACCAGCCAGCATACAAAGACATGATTGCTGTATCAGGGTCTCAATCTGATCTATGGGGATACGAAAGCATAGAGTGCTTTTGCGGCGACTAAGCGTCAATGCTAAGCTCTTGGTCTGACAGTGATTCGACTAACTTCGCCATCCTGTGAGTCGTATGTAATAACCTTTGCGCCACGCTGGGACATAAGCCCTAAACGTGTGGCGTATGAATCCCTAGATGCAAGCGTGGGGTGCTGTTCTGTAATGGCCCCCGCGTCTTCTATTAGTCGCTCATGATGGTAATGGCCTGAATGAATATAGGCTATCTTGGACTTACCCCAATCCTCTCTGAATCTAGGCTCGCTTGAGAATACCTTGGGCAGGCTACCCATCTTTGCCTTATGCCCATGATGGAAGCACAGCATAGTCTCACCATGCCGATAGGCGTAGTAAGGGAAGTCGTTGTCGATGACCTCAAGCCTTGGCTCCTTGGAATACAGCTTCCTAATAAACTTACGTAGCCATATAGAGCCAGCAATATCATGGTTGCCCTCAGCACATACGAACACCACCTTCTCGTATTTCTCTAGCATCATACGGACAGCTTCATCCATGACTGTCATCGCTATATCTACTATGCGCGAGTATCTGGAGTCACCCTCCAGAAGATTTTTTCCAGACGGAGTGAGCTGCTCTAGACCGTCCCAATGCAAGAAGTCTCCCAGATTGCAGAGCATTCCTATCTTACTTTTGGGGGTGCTGTCGATCATCTCCTTGATGCTGGACAAGAACAGATCCCGCGCCATGTTGGTGTCGTAATCTTCGCTAGTCTCTTGTCCCCAGCAGTAGCTGCCCAGATGAAAATCCGTAATGACCAGTAAACTCAATAGATCTTGCTCAACCTGCTTCGGCTTTTTGACTGGCTTCCATGGCGTGATGCCATCGCACGCTATTTCAATACGCTTAATCATTGCCTGGAACTGAGCTTCTTTGTCGGCAATAGACTTAACCCATTGACCAACTGGCTTGCCTTCATCGTTGTAATAAGTTGATACGCCCTTTACGTTAAACCCCGAAGGGACAGTGTGCGTCATATCGTGCTGAGGTGAGTAGCCTTGTGCAGCAGCCTTGTCTCTGACCTGACTTAACAATATCTCTGACAGTCCATCTAGATCCGCCAACTTCTTTGGCTATGTTTGTATAGCCCATGCCAAGTTCGTGCATCTCGATAACTTTGCGCTGTCTTTTCGGTAGTGCAATATCTTAATAAACTCATCATCTCCCCCCGGATAGATGTTGTTTTATGGCTGCAAGTTTCGCATCGTATTTGCTCTAGCAAGTACGGCGACAATTTGAGTTAGCTCAACAGGATCTACAGAAATAGTCATGTTCGACTCTTCGGTGTGCGCTACTTTTGTGTAGTGTAAGTGAAGGTAGGATAGCAATGTCGACAGAGCTTCTTCTTCTGTTCGTATTGGTTTCAGTGCCTCTTCAGGCTTCGTAGCCATAGTGTACTCCTTTGCGGGTCATAACCCAGTGGTTGATAGTTGGATAGGGTGTCATAGCGAGAGAGGATGTCAAGTGCCAGCACTCTGCAAGTATTGTGCCACCGCAGGGCAGGAGGGTGCAGCGATTTTTGCCCACCGGGGCGCTGCCGACCGGCTCAACAGGCGAGGAGTACAGGAGTCGCCTTGGACTTGGGCAGTCTAACAGTAAGGGTCGAAGTCATGCCACTCTTGTGTTTCATCTGGCTGACCATCGTACTCCAATTCTTCGCAGTCAATGCACACTCCATCGTCATCAAGAAAGCCAGACTCCATTTGCTTGAGGCAAATAATGCAATGCTCAAGGTTATCGTCCATTGTTTATCCTCCACTCCTTTCCGTCATCGTAGCCATAAATGTAATGGATGGATGCCCGAAGATCTGAGTTGTCTTCAACGGCATCGTTCCAGCCACGCCGGTAGTCTGCCTTTACCATATCAAGGTAATCATTCATGTGCCACGTACAGACATCGCCTGTAATATTAGGAACTGCTTTAAACGATTCCCGGAAATCACGCAGCGCACTGATAGATTCCTCTAGCGAATCAAGTGGTAACTCTTTCATTGGAATGCCTCCTCAAGCGCCCAGCAAACATCGGCATCGTTGATGATTGGTCGCCCATGCCAGGTGCAGGTTTCATTAAACAATATGTCTGTAGGCTTATTGAATACTTGACCCCAAAACTCATGGGTATCAGCAGAGTTTACGACAATGTATTCAGCATCAATCTCACTGGCATCAACAAGTAAGCTAGCAATACAGTTGACTCTATCGAAGTCGTCAATGTCAGCACCCTCAAAGTGATCAACATCGTCAGGAACGATAGCCTCAACCTTAATAAAGATTTTTTTACTCATAGTTAAACACCTCATCAATTGTCTTGTATGAAGGTATGCCATTTATCTGCTTGCTGCCAAGCACTTCAGTAATAAAGTCATCCATATCCTCAAAGGTAGGACGTATGTCATTGCCAGCACAGTAGTTAAAGTAAACCCGGAGTAAAGTCTCCGGGTAGTATTTGTCATTGGATTTCTGCATCGTCCTTCTCCAAGTCGCGCAGCTCTTGATTAAGATAACTGATACAGGAATTTAACTCGATCATCAACGTGGCGCAGTTGTCGGAAAGTTTTGGGATCTTGTCGAGCTGGTTGTGCGCCGCCTTGATAAACTCGACGGCATTGACGATGCGATCACGCCCGTCTAGGTAGGCTATCACCCGCTCAGTGGTAACAATGCCAGGGAATAAGCTCCTCGCGGTTGCCCTTACCACTTGCGGATAGATTTCCTTCGGGTGGTACAGGTCGAGCAGATTGTCGATAAGGATCTTTACTTCCGACTCCAAAAGCTCGGGGCAAACACCGCTCACATATTTGGCTGTTAAGTTCATTGGTTTTCTCCTATGTCATGTTGATGTATTCGCGGTTTATCCGCGTTTGAATGTGGACATAACCTTCCGGCCAGAACTCATACGCATCAGCAAGCGCCTTCGCCGCCTTGAACACGAGATCACTGAACGGCCTGTCCATTTCCAGCCCTTCCTTTTCAAACCAGAAGGGTATCCGCAGCACTGGCTCGGCTTCGCCCAAGTGCTCGTAGTAAACAATGATTTCAGCATCATTGCCTATCTCTCCGTCATTCCCGAAGTGTTCGGAATGCCTATTGTCGGGCTGTTTCATTTGCAAGTCTCCCTTTTGCTGGTTGATTGTGACAATTCAGACGCGCTTTTTGCGTACTCATCATCGATGATCTTTATGATGGCGTCCTTACTTAAGCCAAACTCCATGGCCCATCTCGCAAAGCCAATAGGATGGTTCTGATTGATAAGGTAATGCTCGACATTGGCAAGCACTGTTTCGCCGGCATCGCCACGTTGCCACCATTCAGGATTCATCATCGTCCTCCCAAACTTCACAGCTGCCTGCGTAAGGCTCATCTGTTAGCGCGTCGATAGCGTGTTTGTTTGCTTCGCCTTTAGATTCAAACTCTGCATCAGAGGTAAAGATCTCGCCTCCATCAAAGTCAATCAATGTATAGCCCCACATAACTGCCTCCTTAAAAGCATTTTTAGTTGAATTAAAACCAACCGCCATGACGTACGGTTGGATCTTTTTTTAACTTACCATCGGCAACCTCATATACATCAAGGAAATTCACCAATTTAATTTTCTTTCGCTTGCGAACCCACCATCTACTTCCTTCTCTAGCTTTAGTGCACTTAACAAAATCACCTAATCGTTTTGTGTGACGAATGGGATATAAGCAGCCTTCTTCGCTAATGTAATACATAACAACCTCCTGTTAGTTGAATAATAAAGCGAGGGTTTGTTGCGCCCCTCGCACTCTTCCGGAATACTCGCAAGCAACTAGTATTCTCATCGCTATGCCTCCCATGCTTTGGTTATATCCTCGAGGCTGTCATCCCACAGCCAGACCTCGAGACTACCGCCATTCATGTCGCAGAGCGTTAAATCACCCGCGGAGAACGCCTCTTTGTAGCTGAGGTATTCAGGTTCGGAGCTGAACAACTCGCCGCCGTCCTGGTCGATTATGGTAAAGCCGAACAATTCATCGCTCATTTTTTCACCTCGCTTGATGGCTGGTAGCCATCTCCATTGTTGAACAGGGTATGACACTCGCCCGTCTTTTCAGATCTAACCTGGACGCAGTACCAGCCTTTTAATTGCGCCATGTTTAGCCACTCTTGCAGCTCCTCGTGGTTATTTAAAACAGCCTTATCTGACAGCCCATCGGCTAGCCTTACTCGATAGCAGATCATAACTCCCCCTCTAAATAAGCAATACCAAACAGGCACGCGATGCCAGTAGTCCAGCACAGCGCCAGCGTTAACCATTGATAACTAATCAACGCCAGCAGCCCCCAAAGAAATGTGATGACCACGGCCATTATTAGGATTACCTCTACCACGTCTGAATATTTCATTTTTAACCCCTCGCAATAATTGCAGTGTTGAATTTGTTGGAGCGCGATCCATGCACAGCGATCGCAATGTTTTGTGATACCCCGTCGCAAAGTCTACAGTCTACGCATTGGATGCCTTCAGAATCTGCCAGGCACTCGATCTCGCCGGCCAATAGTCCGTCACCCTCCATTGCGACACGGAAAGTCTTAGCGCCTTTGGATTGATATCTGCTGGCTTGCTTTGGTGAGTCTGCCGATACTTGGCATAACTTGAAGTAGCGCTGATCGAAGTTTTTATGACTGGCTTGATGCGTATAACCAGTGTGCGCTCGCGACATTTGAGTTATCTGAAAAAACACTTCATACGGTACAGCTGCCGGATCACCATATGCGCCCAATCTAACGATACGCGAACGGAAATAATCAGCGTGGAGCTGGTGGTCATATTGCTCGTACAGTCCGCGCTTATAGCTTTTCCAGATCTGATTAGGTGCCTGTCCGACATTTACATAGCACGCGCCGTTATTGTAGTGACGATGCGGACAGCTGCCGCAGATCGATGAGTCATCGCCGGTCTTTGTGGCTTCTACGGGATTGATATCCTCGCGCAGTATCCACGTTTGTATTGCGTCTCCGGTCTTGACGTTTGACGTTGAAAGGGTAGCGATCACTACAATTGGCTGGCCATCCAATACTGACGGGCCTTGATACATCACAAATCCTCGGCGCTTGGGTAATGCTTTTGGTGTAGCCTTTTTCTTTCCTAGCATGATTGACTCCATTTGTTTGTTGATGGTGCAAAGCGCACCCGAAAGGACACCCGCAGATGTCCAGACGGCTATGCTTTAACCTATGATGCAACGGTCAGCGTATGCCTCAGCTTCGCCTTTTGTTTTAAAAGATTTAGTCCCGACAATCTCGCACTCGTCGACATCGTG